GTTGTATAATAAATATAGAACTAACAATTAACTAAAAAAAGATGTACCCTCAAATAAAAATTATAAACAATATAGGGAACACTATTGATATTCCAAATGAGTTGGATGTTAAAGCTTCTACTTATTTGAGTAGCAATATTGTTGCTGGAGTGTTAGCCGTCCCTGCGGATAACACAGTTGATTTTACCTCTACTGCATCAACTTTATTGTTGTTATCGTCAGTAGGTGCTGAAAATGCTGAAATAGTAACTTCAGCTTCACACACTGCGCAATCATTTGTAACTTTAGCTACAGTAATGGCTCATAATCGCGGTGATGTTATTAGTGAATTGAAATGGGATCAAATAGTTGTATCAAAAAGCGCGACAATTGATGGAGTTTATGTTGTTTTCGCTACTCAAACTATTTTTACTACACAGCAAAAAACTACTATATATGACATAACTGGTCTAGGTACTGATTATTACAAGATTCAGTGGAAAAATTCGCTTACCGGATTACTTTCAGATTTTTCTACTGCTATAAGCGTTGATGCTTATCCAACAAATTCAGTTTCTTCTGTTATCTATCCAGTGTTGAAAGCAATGGGAGTAAGTGAAGAAGATAAAAGAATTACAATTCCATTTTGTATAGCAGCTATCAATGATGCAAGAAAATTTACTCACGCTAAACTTTATGGTATTCGTCATGCCTGGCAACAAAAGTTTGAATATCCAATTAAAATATTAGCTGGAAGTAACTATGTTGACTTGCCTACCGATATAGATTTTATAGAAACGGACAGGTCTGTTTTAGCTGCTAGATTTTTGGTTGATAATATATTAACACCATTTAATTTGAGATATATCGATAAACGTTCCTGGAATCAGATTGCATTTTCAACAACCGGAGGAACAACTTCAGAGGTTACTTTAACCGGAGCTGTATCGATTACATTTGATAGTGTGGGAGATTTTCCTGACAGTGCCTCGGGTGTGGCATATGTTGCAACGACAGCTTATACGCAGGATATTGAAGAAATAGCGTACACCTCTATAGATTTAACAACAAATCAACTTTTAGGAGTAACAGGAATAACTCGTGATATCCCGTCTGGGACTAGGGTTTGGTCGAGACCCACAATTTCACAGCCTATCTACTATACTGTTTTTGATGACAAATTGTATTTTGATCGAATAGTTCCTGATTCAATGCAGGGGAATAACCTCTATATTGATTACTACAAAAAAATTGATGAAGTTGTAAGTCTTTCTGTGGAGCTTCCAGAGCATTACAGAGAAATTTATAAATGGTATCTACGTTATGCTATCAAGTATCGTAAAGATACTTCACTTGATAGTAAGGATCCTGATTTGAAGAAATTCGAGGATTTGGTGCAAGCCTTATTTAACAATCTTTATACCGGACAAGATACTACAATTATTACAAGTTAAAAATAAAATTATGGCATTTATTAATCCGCTGATTCCTTTAGTTGATATTCAACAACAGGAACAGCCTGACAATACAAGTTCATATCAGTTAGTTACCTTTGGTACCGTAACTGGTGGAACACCTTACGCTGGTGCGACATATGCAAATGTTTTTGCATTAGAGTGCATACTTCAAGATTTAGATGGTTCAGCTGTTTACCAAATGACAGGCACAGTTGCAGTCCCAGCATGGACAGCAATTGGTGCTGGTGCTGCTGGTTCAACTGGCTACACTGGTCCAACTGGTTATACTGGTCCAACTGGTTATACTGGTCCAACTGGTGACACAGGTTACACAGGTTACACAGGTGCAGGCGATACAGGTCCAACTGGTTACACAGGTCCTGTAGGAGCTACTTCAGCTACTGGTGCAACAGGTGACACTGGTGACACAGGTTACACTGGTTTTACTGGTGATACTGGTTACACAGGTCCTGATGGCCCTACTGGCTACACTGGCTACACTGGTCCAATTGGGCCTCAAGGTGTTACTGGCTATACTGGTTTTACTGGATATACTGGCTATACAGGCCCTACTGGTTATACTGGTGACGATGGAGCTGCTTCAGCTACTGGTGCAACAGGATATACTGGTTATACTGGTCCTACTGGTTATACTGGTCCTACTGGCTATACTGGTTATTCAGGAGCTGATTCTTCTGTTACTGGCTATACTGGTCCTACTGGATATACTGGTCCTACTGGAATTACTACAGTTGTAAACGAAATTGTTACAACAACTGGTGGTGGCGCTACTGAAAATCTTTCAGCTGGTGACTTCGCTAGTGTTGCTGCTACTGATACAGTTTTTGCTACTTTAGTTAACAACGGTGGAAATAATGTTTCCATTCTATCAGTTGAAGCTAATATCGGTTCTGTTGATATTACTTTCTCTGGCGATCCTTCAAGCGATACAATTCTAAATGTGTTGGTTCTTACTCCGTAAGTTCTGACACGGTAGTTTTTCTACCTCCCCACTTATTTTTTTGCGGGATGAGTGGGGTAATAGTGAAATTAAATAGAAATTATGCCTACAATAAAAGACATAAATATACCATATCCAACAGAAGGAGTTATTAGATCATCTCAATTAAGTGATACTGTTTGTCCGGAGAATTCTGTTCAACTGGCTATCAATATGGACTTTGATAGAATTGGTTCGATGACTACTAGATATGGTGTAACAACCTATGCAACAACATTAACCGGGAGTGTAATTGCTTTCGGATCTTTAAATATTCAATCAGGCAACAAGAGACTTTTTGCTCAAGTAGGAACAGACGTTTCAGTTTGGAACGGTACGAACTGGACTTCAGTTAGAACAACCACAGTAACTACAAAAGCTAGATTTAGTCAATTTTTAAATAGGGTATGGATGGTAAATGGTAATGCTGGTGATGATCCAAATACTTCCAATGGTGGAGCATTTGGCACAACCGATGTTCCGGCTACTTTTCCAGCGGCTGATTTTATAGAGGCTGGTTTTGGCGGGCGTATCTGGGTAGCTGATTCTTCTACTGATATTCTTTATTACACTGATATTGTTCAGTCGACAGATGGAACTACCTATGTTACTCCTTTGACTTTCGATATTACTACAAATTTTATTGCTAAATTTTCTCCGCAGGATGGAGAATCGATTACAGGGTTATTCAGAGTGCCAAAAGCTTTGCTACTTTTTAAAGAAAATCATATTTATCGCGTCTACAATACGACTAATGTAGATCCATACCCAGCATATAATGTTGGAACATTTTCCCAAGAATCAATAGTCCAAGGAAAAGATGGGGTTTATTTTCATCACTCTTCTGGATTCTATAAATTTACTTACGATAGTCAGCCTACTGAAATATCAAGAAGAATAAATGATGTTGTAAAAGCTATTCCAAGATCTAATTATACTAATATAATTGGTATTTATGATGGCAATGATGCTGTAAAATGGTCATGCGGACCGTTAACTTTAGAGGGTGTTGATTATAAAAATTGTCAGGTTAGATATTCTATTTCCACTCAAATTTGGACTATCTATGATTTTGAAGATGTAAGTATTACATCTTTAATAAAATATGATGATGGTACAACAATTGAGCAAATTGCCGGTACTTCGTTGGGGCTAGTTGGTAAATTAGATTCAGGTACTACTGATTTTGGAGAAAAGATTTATTACGAAATGATTGATCGATGGCGATCATTTACTGAAATGTATTCTCATTCTAAAGCAATAACTGGTTTTGCTATAATGACTAAAAATGCCGGTGGAGCTTTGATGCAATATCAAGCTGATAAGGATACAGTAAATAAGTGGAACGATATAGGAACTATTAATGGTGATTATGTATCTTTGTTTCCTAATGAAGTAACTAAAGATTTTAATATAATTAGAACTAGAATAAGGGGTTACACTACTGGTACCCCAATAATTTTCAATGGTATTGAAATATTAAAGATTGAGGATGCTGGTTTTGAACAAAATTAATATATGAAATTATCAGATTTATATTTAAACAGATTCCTTTATAGGGATAATAACCAGAATTTGGAAACAAAGGACTCCTCTTTTGTTTCAACTGACTCGTCTGAAGCTGAACCAGCCTCTATTCCTTCTGGTGGGGCTGCTCAAGATATAAATACTGGTAATGTTCAAATCGATGGAGCACAAATAGAAGATGGAACTATCCCAACTACCACCCTTGATGTTTCTAATTGGGGGTGGGGTCAAACTTGTGCCTTTGTTTCATCTACTTTAAACACAGTCACCTGGGGGGCTGGAACATTTACTTCTGCTGATGGGACTGCTTATTCTATTGATGCTGGTTCTACTGGAGTGATGGCTGCTAAAACTTATATATATTTATCGTTATTAGATTCAGAGACTGTCTATCAAAAAACTACTACTTCTTCTGACGCAGTCGGGCTAGGAAAAGTTCTTATAGCGGTTGCTGAAAATGGAATCACTTCTGCAACTTATATGCTTTCTGAAGCTACTCAAATTGTTGGAGATAATATTATTGCAAATACTATTGATGCTTCTAAGATTACTACTGGTCAATTGATTGTTGGTACTAATGTTGGACTGGGTACTGCCAAAGATTCAGCGGGTGTTACTACTATCGTTGGAAATGTTGTGACAACTGGATATGTGAATGCTTTAAATATCACAGCTCAATATGTAGTTGCAAGTATATCAATTTCTTCACCTTCCATCATTGGTGGTAGTATAGCTATTGGTTCAAGTAACAATATTTTTAAAGCTGATGCTAATGGAATTTATTTAGGAAATGCTGCATTTGGTTCAGCTCCTTTTAGAGTTACTATGGCTGGAGCAGTCACTGCTTCTAGTATTACTTTGACTAACGCCTCTGTCGGGGCTGGGTCTACTTGGACTGGAAATTCAATATCAAGTGCATATATAGGTAATTTAGATGCTGGAAAAATTACTACTGGGTCTCTTTCAGTAGCTCGAACAGACGCTACGAATGGAGCAACATTTAATAGCAATATTTCTGGAGGCGGTACAGGTACAGACCAGATTGGAAACAATGGATATATTACTAATATCTCTGGTGGTACTATTACTACTGGTACTTTAAATGCTTCAGTAGTTAGTGTTACAAATATTAATGCTAGTAATATTTCAACAGGAACATTATCTGCTAGTAGAATAGCAACTGGTTCATTAAATGCTAATAAAATTTCATCTAATACAATTACTGGATCTCAAATTACAACCAGTCTTTTATCGACTACTTCTCAATATATTTCGGCTGGGTTAAAAGTTGGCGGAAGTGGAGCATCAATGGGTACTGGTATAATTTATGCAACAGCATATATCACAGCTCCTAAGATAAAATTAATTGCTGGAACATCAAACCCATCCGTTGCTGGTGATATAGTTAATTACGCTAGTGGAGCAACAGACCAATTTCGTGGAAGGCCAGGTGATGGTACATGGACTGGTTCTTTTGATATGACTTCTTATTAATAATAATTTTAATTAAATAATAATAAAAGTATGATAAAAATTGAAAAAAACATAGCAATAACAATAATAATTGGTCTTATTTTAGTAGTAACTGCTACATTGTTATTTTCATTAAATTTTAATAACGAAAAAGATTGGGGAGAAATTGCAAATGATTATAAAACTTACGAAGAAGAAAAATCACAAGCGTGTTTATCTTCAGAAGTTCTTGCTGAAAGATTTGTAGAATTAATAAAATAATATGGTTGAAAAAAATAAACTTGATTACTTAGATGATAGTAAAACAATTGAAGAAAAAAGATTATTATATAGTAATGTAATTAATAAAAAGATGAATCCTGTACCAGAAAAAAGTTTTAATCCTGAAACTTTTGATCCTCTAGGTGATAATGATATGAATTTAATAGCTAATAGAAAAAGAACAGATGTACCAAAAATACTTCCTACTTTTGGATTGAAACCAAAAGAAATTAGAGAGGGTCAAATGATTGGAATGTTTGAAAGCAAACAAGATTTATATTTAATTATGGCTCATAGAATAAATCAACTTCAGGAAGAAATAGAGTTACTCAAAACTAAGATAAGGTAATATAATAAATATATGGCAAGAAATTTTTATAAAAAAGATGGTAGTTACTACTACTCTGATAATAATCAAAAGATACTAAACATTGCTGAACTTAAAGATGCTGCGTCAGCTGGCGGTATAGAAGTAGCTTACGAAGGTGGTGGAGAAGCAGGTGCGTCCACAGAACACGATGAAGCACTAAATAACCATCCAGAAATAAAAGCTTTAACAAACGGTGGTAGCCCTATTGAATCTATTGTTTCTGCGTTAGAATCAGGTGATTGGTCTGGTATTGTTGACTGGGATGGTCAGCCTTTTAGCGCTGCAGATCAAGAAAGTGCCAGAGTAGAAGCACAAAAAAGTAATGAGTTATATTATAACCAACTACGAGAAAAAGAAACTGCTGACGCAGAATCTTCCCTAGCCCAACAACAAGCTAATTATCAGAACTATTTAATAAACTCCGGACAACAGTTCGAAGCTGATAAGACTAGATCTGATCAAAAAGCTGCTGACCAGGGTGTTCTTTTTTCTGGTAGCAGAGTCCAAAAAGAAAAAAACCTTACAAGAGCATACGAGCAAGACCAAGCTACAGCACAAAGAAATATGACATCTAT